CCATGATAAGTATTAAATAATTCATTAGCTTTTTCTTTTGATACACCTAGCTCTGCTTGTAATTTATTTTTACCCATACCATAAAACAATCCTAAGTTAATAGTCTTGGCTTGGGTTCTTTTAATCTCAGCCATGTCTGCTACTGTCTGGTGAAAGTCTGAGTTAGGGTCATCGTTGTAAGCGTCTACAACATCGTACACTGAGGGTAGTTTGTATAATGCTGCGTAGTGTACAACTAGTCTTGGCTCTTGTTGTGAGTAGTCAAAACAACCCCATTTACAGCCATCTTCTGGTATAAATAGTGATCTAATCTTAGGTCCTAAATCTTTATTACGTGCTGGAATCTGTTGTAGGTTAGGATTCTGATAAGAGAATCTTCCAGTAACCGTACCACCGCCTGCATTTCTTAATTGGTTTATCTCTGCATGTATTCTACCTTTGTGTTCATACTTTAAAATTGAATCTATAAAAGTAGTGTGTGCTTTGTTAACTTCTCTAGCTTTAGCTATCATGTTGACTACAGGATGCTCGTGTTCTTGTAAAAAGTTTTTAGTAAAACTTGGTGCATCTGTCTTTTCTGTTCTCTCAAATGGTATCTTTAAATTCTCAAAGACTTCTGCTATACTTCTTGCGGCCCATATCTGTGGTCTTACATTAGTTTCTTTTTCTATTGCTGTAAGTATTGCACGTTCTTCTTCTACTAAAGTTTTCTTTAGTTTCTGTGCACCCTCTACATCTACTCTGACACCCTTGAATCTCATGTCTACCAGGCAAGGAAATAAATCAGTTTCTAAATCAAAGATAGATTGTGTGTCTTGTTCTATAATTTCTTTCTTCATCTCTTGCCATAAACCAAACGTAGCTTCCGCATCACGTTCAGCATAAGAGCCAACGTTTAGTGATGGTAGTTTATACATTTCAGACTTTGGATCTATTCCCCATTCAGCTGCGGCTTCACTTAGTCCAGCTTCATTCTTACCATAGCCATTATACTTCCATGACAAACTATTAAGATCATATCTAAATCTATTCTCATCAGTCACAGCTGCCGCTATCATTGTATCTACAATCCTGCCATTAATATTTAGTCCCAGTGCCCTGATCCAACATACATCGTACATTGCATTGTGAAATATTTTTGTTGAAGTTGAATTTAAAAGATCTTGAAACCATTCTAATACTTTCTTTCGATCCATGTTGCCACCACCTTGGTGAGCTATAGGAAAGTATCCTTTGTAATGTGCAGTTGCTACAGCTATTCCTATAACTTCTCCATTACCAATAATTGCACCAGATCCTTTTTTAATTAAGTCTGGATCTCTTGTCTCTAAGTCAATTGCAATCTCGTCAACCTGTCTTAGGTCTGGAAATTCTGTGGGTATAACCCATTCTGTTTGTGCACTAAATATAGGTATTTTCATAATGTTAGATAGCAAAGAATCAATAGGCAAGTAAAGAGCCCCATGTAAAATGGTATATGATTATTCGGTTCCATAGTCCCTTTCAATTATCATTTCTATAAAATGTATTGCTTTTTCCAAGTCTTGTTTCTTTCCTTTATCGCGATGTCTCACTATGTACTTTATAGCACAACCCTCAGGATATAGCAATTCGTTTTCAACTACAAACTTACTTGGCTGTATTTTATATTTTTGATAGTGGGATCCTGCAATTTGTTTGTCCCAAACTTTAGATGTCATAACCTCTGTCCTCCCTTTTTGCTGTCATTATATATAAGTTTTGTTTTGTACGAGTTACACCCACGTACCAAACTCTATGTTCTTCGTCTTGTTTGTCTAAACTATTTTCTGTAGCTTCTCTTATCTTTTTAGTATTATCTAAAATAATTAAAACGTTTGTAGCTTCACCACCTTTGGCTGCATGTATAGTTGATAGTTTGATTCTTGGAGCTTGCGATAACTTTTCTTCGTTACGCATCATTTCTCTAATGTATAAACATTCTTCTGGGTCAGCTTTAAATACTTCAAACCATCTTTGAGTTTTAGAGTAACCCCATTTAGATAGATCATACATCACTTCTTCTGTAGGCACTTCTTCTTCTAAAAATTCAAATAAATCTTTTATTTCAGACAAAGATAATTGATCTCCATTGGTCCAACGTGTGTAATCCATTATTGACTTGTACAGTCTAGTCCTGTAACTTTTTCTACCTTTTATTTCAAAGTATAACCCCATATCTTTTAAGTCTGGTGTCATTCTTTTAAGTTTGTCATTAGTTCGTGCAAGTATTAACCAGTCACCTGAGTACAGTGGTAAATCTTCTATTGAAGTTACATACTCTACATAACCTTTCTCTGGTCTCGGTGACCATTGTTTTTTAATTCTTCTATGGTCTGGTATCCTATTTAAAATACAATTAGCTATGTCCTGCACAGCTCCAGGAATTCTGTATGATTGTGGCAAAATAATGTCTTTTGCAGGTTCACTTTGAAACCTGGCAACATCTGCACCAGCCCAGCCATAAATTGCTTGATCGTCATCGCCAGCTAATATAACATGTTTAGAGTTCTTTTTAAGTATATCATACATTCTCCACTGTATTGGTGACAAATCCTGTGCTTCATCAATAAATACTACGTCATATTTCGGACACAATTTGGACACATTAAATTTTTCAATCATATCTGTAAAATCTACCAGACCATACGCTGCCTTATAATTGTCTACTTCGTCTTTTAAAATTTTTAATAGATGTTTATCTATATCTTGTGAATACATATCAGTATTATATTCTTCTTCTATTGTGATACCTTTGATCCTTGCTGCATTTATTATATTAAAGTATTCGCTATCCGAATCTACAAATCCTGTCTTCTCTTCTCCATTAGAATAAACCGTAACTTCTATACCTAGTTTTCTACCGATGTCTTCGTAGTGTTCATCTTGCATTACATTACTTTTCTTCATACCTAGTTCTGTAAAAGCTAATGAGTGTAGAGTTCTAAAATACTTTAAATCTTTTCTATTATACTTTGGATACAAATCTAGAGTTCTATCTATAGCTTCTTCAGCAGCTTTCTTTGTAAATGCAAAGTAACCTATCTTGTCTATTGGAGTACCAAATTTAACTAAAGTACGTACATAGTTAATAAGTCTAGTTGTTTTCCCTGTTCCCGGAGGCCCGTATATTTTTCTAATCATTATATTATCTCCGTGTTGTGTTTTATTTTTGTATGATTAATCTGTATGTCTTCAAACTCTTCTATACTAATTGATACTACATTCTTGGTAGGTGTATTGTATTTACCTTTTTCTTTTGTAGGGAATCTTTTTTGTTCTAGAAATTCTATATTACATTTTTTATAATTTACTTTCATCATGACACCTGTCTTATCTTCTGTGTGTTTCCAATTTTTAGATCTAAGTTTGTCATAGAACTTTTCAAATTTAAAGTAAGCCATACCTTCTTCTATTAATACTGTACCAGATTTAAATGCTGCATCGTTCAAAGCTTTAGGTCCATTAATTTTTGCATGTATTACATCATGTAATTTTTCTTTCGGTGATGTTCCAACTGGTGGGTGTGTAATCGTTTGAGTACCATATAATACTTCTAATACCATTTGATCCTCATCAGCTTTTATAATTGGTGGTGGAAATCCTGCAGCTTTAGCTATTGCATTTCTACGTTTACGTTGATCGTTAACATGTTCTACTGTTTTACAATGTACTGTAGCTGTACCAATACCATCTGGTTTAGTTACATCAAATTCATACTCTGGTTCTGGGTCAAGATCTATCTTTTTTAAGTTAGTTAATACTGGATACGAACCTTTAGATCCTGCAAGGATACCATGTTTCTTTTTTACACAGATACCTTTTTTACAATGGTCGCTGATAGGACTTTGTGTACAGGTATAACCTTTAAATTGTTTAGACCATGATCTAACTTTTGCATTCAATGCTTGTTTGTCCCATGCATTTGCATGTACAGGTTCAAAATACTTGACTGGTGCATTCATGACTTTCTGTTGCCAGCTATCTGGGTACTTCATCTTCACAAACACATGATAATTATACATAAATCTGTCCTTGCCATCGAACCCTGGATTTCGCATTATCTTGCTAAGATGAGCTAGACATGGTGGACCATCGTCAAATTCTTCGTCAACACCTTCTAAATCTTTTTGTTCTATACTTTCTGTAATAATTTTTAAGTCTTCTGCACTGACTGTATTGCTTTCTACTACTGATATAAATTGATCAAAGTTAAAAGCTGTACCATCTAGGTTTATCGCTAACCTCTCAGACTTTTTAAAATATGGTAGGTTAATAAAATTACCTTTGTTTAGTTGTCCTGTTTCACTGTCTTTTGTTAGCTGTGTTTGTTTAGGAAATATCTCACAGTCTGGTTTTAATTTAAATAATGGTAATAGGTTACTTAAGAATGATTTAATTAATGCTGCTGGTATAAAATTATCCATAAATAAATACAGATGAAG